CTTAGTTTTGGTGGTATCTGTTGCTTCTGGGTCCATTGCACCCTGTCCCATTTCACCACCACCCATTGAAGTTTCACCTTCTACACCCATAGTTGGGTCCATCATTAATGCAGGATCAGGTACTACACCATCAGCTATTTCCTTCTTCATTAACTCATCTTGTTCTAAGATTTCCTCATCAGTTTGACGAAGAATCTTACGTCTTAGATAATCTTGTGAGAAGTATCTACCAACATATGGTTCAGCAGATGCTACCATAGTTAATCTTTCTGCTAATAATTCAGAATCTTTTAGCTCAGCAAAATGGTTATCATATAAGAAGTCATACTGAATATGCTCACTCATGATATCCCAGTCTTCTGGGGTAATTACATTCTTAAGAAGTAATTGAGTCTTAAGAATATCATTGAATAGATTAGCAAATCTTTTTCTTAATCTACCTACAAATTTAGAGAATTTAACTTCATCTCTAAGTATCTCAGATGATCTACCTAAATTAAATCCACCATCTCCACCTATTCTAGTGGATGGAACATTCAATGCCTTATAAAGTTTCTCTTGGAAATACTTAATATCAGTAATTTCCCCTAAGTTTTGTCCACCTGGTAAAGTTGTTATCTCAGTTCCCCTACCACCTTCTCTTCTAGGAAGCCAGAAGTCTTCCAACATGGACATATATTTCTTATCATCTCTAATCTCACCAGTGTCAGCATTGTATACTAACTTGTTTCTATACCTCATCATTACATCTCTGAGGTATTGTTCTGCCTTAACTTTAGGAAGATTACCTACATCAATATAGAATATTCTTCTTTCTGGTGCTCTTGATAATCTGTATATAACAAGACTATCCTCAATCATTCTAAGCTGATTGACTGCTTTGATTGCTTTATGTAAGTATGATAAGGTTGACCCCTTGTTTCTATCTACTAATCCACTAGTACAATATGCAACAGAATCCCTAGTCATCTTGATTCCTTTATTTCCACCAGCCATTGCAGATGGAGATTGAGCAGGCCAAGTTGCTTTAGGACTATAAAGAAAATACTCTTCAATCTCAGGAAATTCATATTCCATAGGATTGTCATTATTAATATTAGCCAATCTAATATTGTCTTTGTCTTGCTTCTTCTGCTGTCTTACATAGCGAATTTTCATCGCATCAATATATCTTAATTCTACTATTCCTTCTTCTGGTTTCTTTAAATCAATTACTTTATGATAATGGATTCTACCATCTATATACCAGTTTCTATAAATTTCATGTGCCTTCTTATCAAAATCTAGAAGGTCTTTAACTGCTTTAAACTCTTCTCTAATTCTAGTCTTAATACCATCACTAGCATTGAGATTAGATAACTCAATTTCTACTGGAGAATCATGTGTATCTGAAACTATTGCTTCCTGTATAATATCTTCAATGGCACTATCACACTCTGGATGGAGTGCCATCTCCCTATATCTTTTGATTAATGCTGCTTCAGTCCTATATACGCCCTCAATATCTACATACGATCCAAAAAAACCACTAGTCAAATAGTGGTCAGATCCATCTGCATTATTTTCAGGAACGGGAGATACCACACCTGGTGATATCTTCTCCGTATCCTCTATAGAAAATCCAAATAACCTTGCCATTATTAAAAGTTAAACCTTATATGTTTATTTATCAGGCTCCAGCACCTGCTCTTTCAGGATACCAGTATTGAACTTGGAAGTCAACTGTAAATTCTTCTATAGTATCAGATGTATCATAAGAAAGGTCTATAGCAGCAATTGTAGTTGGGAAAATATCCACAAACTTATACTGTGCAAGAATATTGCTATCAGTAGCAGGACTATTGGAAGCCTGTTGAGTAGCAGCATTTCTACCAAGTTGATAGACAGTTGCTTGTCCCATGTAAGATGAAGGATCAGTCAAACCTGATGAATCACCATACTGAGCAATGTTCTGAGCCCATGCTTGGAATGCTCTGTAGTGTCCAAAATCTTGATCATTGATAACTGTAACAGTCCAAGGATCAAAAGTTCTATCACCAGCAACCTTTAAAGTACGTCCTCTAAAAGGAACTTCAAGGTTTGCTACATTAGAAGCAGGAAGTTGTGCTGCTTTGCATAAAAATCTAAATCTATCTCCATCAAATTCTCCACCACCATCATTTTGAATACCAAGATCTACTCCATCTGGGAAGTTGACTTGCACCTCAAACAGATTGGGGCGAGTACCGCCTCCAATCAGTTTGGATTTAAATTGAGAAATCGTTCTCTGTGGGATTGTTGCCATTTTTTAGAATCTCCTTTTGTTATTTAGATATAATAAGTTAAACTGTACCAGCTACTTCTTCAAAGCTAACACCAGTTCTGGTGGCAACAAATGTGAGAGTAACATAGTTGATTGACTTGGCAGGCTTCAAGAAGATGTCTGCTCTGAATTCATTATTATCAATAATATCAGGAGTGTTGTTTGTCTCATCGCAAATGACTAGGAACCCATAAAGTCCTCTCTTTGCTTCCACATCTCTTAGATATGGTTCAACAATATTAACAAAGTTTGCTCTTGTGACCTGATCATTAAGTTCAAAGAGTTGTGCTTCTGCTGCTTTCTGTAGTGCTTGCTCAATTGTTAGGAATAATCTTCTAACATTGATTCTATCAAAGGCAGATGCAAAACCTAAACCAGTCTTATCTCCAAAGAGCATGATACCAGTTCCAGGTTGATTAACTATAGAGTTAATTCTTAGTGGATAAAGTTGATCTCTCTGTGATTTATCTGGGTTGTAAGAAAGTTTGATTGCATTATTCAAGATTCCTCTCTGCTGTCCAGCAGGTGAGAACCAAGGATAAGAATTAACACTTGTTCTTACCATCAATCCAGCAACATCACCATTAGTTGGGATGAATCTAAATTGATTATTGAATCTATCATAAGTGTACTTATATCCACTATCAAATACTGCGTATGATGAAGATGCTAGTGAACTGTAGAACTTGATTATATTGTCAGTTTGTGTATCAGTATTAGTTACATCTACTACGTCTGCTCTGTGTGGAGAAATAGTTGCCATGCAATCCTTTCTTGCACCAGCAATAGAAATCAATCTACCTGCTTTTGCTTGGGACTGTGCTTTATCAGCAAGACCAGGACCACCAATTAGATAATCAACTGCTATCTCATCCTTATTCTTGAATAAGTTGTAAGATGTAATTAGATTGCCTAAGGTTGCTGTATATCCACCAGTAGCAGAATAATCTGCTCCAGCAGTTAATGTGTAGGTGTCATTTCCAATAACATTGAAAGTAATACCCTGTGCATTTCTATTCCAACCACCAGAAGCAGCAGTAATAGCTGTGTATCCAGAACTAAAGTCTGATGCAGCTTTGAATCCATCTGAACCATCTGAAGGATCATCTCCAGCATAAACATAGTCAGAATAAAGTGCTATGTAATCTTTATAGTATATCTTCTGTGGTGCATTCTCTGAGGAAACTGCATCACTTGCCTTAGATAAGTTTAAACTCTTCTCTAAAATATTACCTTGTATACCTGTTACATCTCCAAGGTCATCTACAACTACCACATGAATACCATCATTCTTAGATGATCTATCTGATGCCCAGTTAGTAGTAAGTGGTCTAGGTGAAATTGACTTCCAATAAACAGTAGAGTTAGTTAACCCAAGTGTCTGTTCATCATACCAGTCTTTAGCATAGTTACCACCTTCAATCTTAGCAGTAGCTACTCCAACAGCAGAAGCATTAATAACACTAACATTATTTCCACTCAATATTGCTCTTGCTTGATCTCCTTGAGCATAAGTTATATCAGTTGAGACTCCAAGTGTAGTAACCCTTTGAGTTATCTTAACATCAATAGTAGTTGCACCTAATCCAGTAATAATACCTTTAAGATGTCCAGTGAAGTTTGAAGTATCACCAGAACCAGCAACAACTTGATTAGTAAGTGAAACACTTACACCAAATCCAACACTGATACCAGCAGTAGTTCCTATTCCTAGAACTTGGTCTGCAGCATTGTCAATCACACAAACCTTAAGATTGTTTGCCCATGTGCCAGGTGTCTTAGCAGCATAACCAAATGTCTGACCTACACCAGCATAGTTTGCCACATAGTCATCATAGTTCTTAATCTTAAGACTAGTGTTCTGTGTCTGATGATCTCTGCTACCATTAGCATTAACTAGGTCATCATCATCAGTTCTTACTACCTTAAGTACTCCACCATATGTGAGGAAAGAGGATGCTGTCATCCAGTACTCATATTG